GTGGTTTGATTTCTATTTGTTAATGTTGTTGTTCCTGTTAATGTTTGCAAAGTACCATTTATAAAAATAGAAATTGCATTTGCATTAACTGAAATAGCAATATGTGACCATTGATTTAGTGATACTGTTCCATTAGTTATTGCTGTTTTTGCTGCTCCATCATACCAATAAAAAGCAACGGCACCTGAAGCTAATGTACCAAAACTCCAAGCATTTGTTGCTCCTGTAGGCTGCATATCTCCAATAATAGCAGGAACATTACCTGAAGATATCGCAGCAACAGTTGGATGTATCCACCCCTCTATAGTAAACGTTGTAGTCGTGGTAGTAATAACCGCAGCACTACTAACAGCATAGTTTCCACTACCACCAAAGTAATTACTCCACCCGGTCGGACTGAACGGTGTAAATGTTCCTTGCGTTGCACTACCGTTTCGAGTAACTAAGTAATTATTACTTGAAGAATCTTGAAATGTATTGTTTGTTACGCCGGTAGTTGTTGATGCATTCAACAACAACATAACCAAATTAAAATAGGCGTCTTTTACTTTTGCGGCGCCGGCTAACAACAAATTAATAATTGCGGACATCAGGTTATTCCTGTTCCAGAAATTAACCACGTTGTAGAAGTCAGTTTAACAGCAGTTGCCATGCCATATTGAGCCAGCGTTCTATTGCCTGTTGCACCAGTTCCTCCTAAATACATCGTATCATTTGCAATTGAAATAGTTATCACACTAGTTGCCATATTAACAAACGACAATGTTGTACCAAGAGCATACGCTACAGTTGCATTGTTGGCAATCGTATACGTTCTTAGTGTATCTCCTAATGGATGATAGATAATTTTACCCGAATCGGATAATACAGTCGTATATGCAGCAGATTGACTATTGAGTGGTGCGTTTAAATACCCAATTGAGTTTACGCCATCAACTGTCATAGATGACACATTGACGTTGGCTGCCGCAGTTAATCTTCCTTGTGCATCAACAGTAATGTTTGGAATTATGGCTGTGTTGCCATATACTCCTGCTGTAACCGCAGTATTTGCTAATACTGATCCTGAGATTTTGGTTGTCATTGTCTACTTTCTTTGAACATATCTATTATTTTAATAGTCATATTAACCTATAAGTGCCTTAATTTCATCTTCAGTTAAGCCAAGTTTAGCCAGTTTAGCTATTGCTGATTCTTTAACTGTTGCTTGTGCTTCTTGTTTAGCAGTTTCTTCTGCAATCATTTCTGCAAGTTTAACTTTTGCTTGTGCCATGTCGTAGACTACTTCTTGTTCATTGGAGTCATATGCAACATCACCACGAATAGTTACAATAGGTAAATTAAGTGCAAAAATAGCGTCATGTAAAGTAATCATCATGCAATCTCCATCAAAATAATTGTTGAAATGGAATTGACACCATAAGTAAAGTAAATCGGATAACTTGTTCCTGCTGTAGCTGATCTAGCTAGTTGTACAGTATAAGTTGTTGCGCTTGTTGTTGAAGGATAATCTAAATAAATAATATTAGTTCTATAACCAATACCTACAATAGCATTTACACTATCCATAAGTGCTCTTTGGTCATCAAAGATAAGTGTTGAATTTCTTGTAATGCCCAACGCACCCATGGTGGCATTGTCCGCGCCCCCAAACATTTGACCACTCACCATTATTAAAATTTTGCTGGTAGAAAATAATGGCGTAATAGAAAGTGATAATGGAGTATTTACATAAGTAGCACTGGTTGTTGAAATTTGAGTTTTAGTATTACTAGTTACAACTTGCAGTGCTACACCACCACTATTTTGTGATGTGGCATTGTTAAATGTAACTCCTGCACTACCATCTAAAATCATTGACATTTTAGACCTCTCAGTTGTTCTGTTGTAGTACATGTATCAACAAGTTTTGTGATATCACGTAATCTGTTTTTCTCTGCAACGATTGAAGTTGTATCTGAATTAGTTTCCAATGCACGTTGAAACAATACATCTTGTGCTGCCAATAATGGTTCACGTTCAGCACGAAGTCTGTTCTTTGTGATATTTTTTGCTTTGTTGATGTTGACTGATACTGTTTCACCACTCAGTTCCCATGCATCAAAGAAATCATTGTCTGCGTTTGGAAGAGTCGATGCATCAACGATAATAGAACCTGCTGGTGTATCTTTTGCTTTAACAGTTGCAATATCTACTTCACCTGATGGAGTACAGACAGATACACCACCGTTGTCGTTTGTAAAAATAATTACTTTCATTTTGTCCTCTTATCGAAAAATATTGACTGAAACATCGGCTACATCAACAATAGAAGCCGCCGCTGATGATCCAGTATAAATGCCTACTGATGCCGCTGTTTTGGCTGTAGCACCTGTGGTATATACACCTTGCAAAACAGTAGTGATAGTTAAGTTAGTTGCGCCAGAACTTACATTTCCAAAACAAACAGAATAGTTTGCATCTGGCATTGCATTAGTAAAGGTAATTAAATAAGTGCCAACCGCACTTCTTGTGACACTAGCCACATTAAATGAGGCACGAACAGTTATGGCGGAAGATACATAACCAAAGTTTACCCACGCTCTGCACAACGTACCAATTTGTGTTCCTGCACTATCTGTGATAGTTGGTGGTGTAAGACTCGCACCACTTTGTATTGTATCTACTACTAATGTGCCTGCCATGTTTAACCCTCACATAAAATATTGATTTGCCCAGCAGAAAAAGTCGCCGTGCCAGTAAAAGTAGTAACTTGAAGTCTATCCAAAACGCCACCAAGTGTAATAGTTGCGTTATGTACTAATGATACTCCATCTGATCTACTTGCATTTACTGTTCCCACCCAAGTATTTCCAGTTATATTTGTTAGTACAATAATCCCGCTGTTTGTACCTGTTGATAAAGTAACACTTCCGTAAAAACCAAGTTGATTTCCAGTTGACACTAATGTATTTCCACTAGAGTTAAGAATAACACCGCCGCCCACATATCCAGACGTACTGTACGAACCTGATCCAATTTGAACTCCTAGATTGCTTGCGCTTGCTGAAACGCCGCTAAACTGCACAGTAATTCTCTTAACCCAAGCAGGTATTCCAGTAAAAGTAAATGGTCCTGTTCCTGATGTAGTTGCTTGAACAGTTCTTAAAGTAATTCTCTGCATCTGCGCTCTAGCAGAGTTGCTGTCAGTTCCATAAAACTGACCGTTATATTCTATTTGTCCAACTGAAGGACTTCCTGCTAATGCTTCTGAAGTTAAAATAAGACTACTCATAAATTATCCTTTTATAAAATAACCCAGCGAGAACCAGTAGGTAATGTTATTGTTACCCCAGTATTTAGTGTGATTGGTCCAACGGACATTCCTGATTTACCGCTAGTCATAGTATAGTTTGATGTTATTGTTTGATTATTTTCATATATGACACCACCTGCAACTGATATTGCTGCATTTGCTGCTGATGTTATTCTACCTTGTGCATCAATTGTTAAACTTATAGATGTTGTAGAGTTACCATATGAACCAGCAGTAACCGCAGTGCTTGCTAATTGTGATGCAGTCATCACACCAGTAATTTGTGTATTTGCTATACTTGGTGTTACATTTGCTGCGGAGGTTAATCGTCCTTGAGCATCGACGGTTATTGCAACATGTTGTGTGGTATTACCATATGATCCTGCGCTTACCGCAGTATTTTGCAATACTGATGGTGTGACTTTTGTGGTCATTGTTTACTTCCTTTTAACATATCTATTTCATGTTTCAACTCTTTGATTGCCTCAACTAATAAAGGAACAACTCTATCATACTGAATAGTCAAGTATTTATCGTCTATTGGTGCTGTTACAATTACTTCAGGTAACACTTTTTTGACTTCTTGTGCTGACAAACCAACTTCACGGTTTACTTTATAGCCAAGTTCTTGTGCTGTTTTGTTTGCTTCGTAGTAGAAACCATTTAAATCCATCACCTTACTTAGTGCATTCTCAATGCTACCTAATTTAGTTTTTAATTTATCATCAGAATAACCAGCAGTAATTTTACCCGTTGCACGAATCTCACCAATAGATGCAGATGCGGCAGTTCCAGCGCCAATTGAGAAGAATTGAACATTACTTGTTGTTCCAAATCTTGTATTTGCTAATGTTCCAGAAGTAATATTACTTGCATTAGTTGTATCTGTTGTTGCTGATGTAGCAAGACCAGTAATTAAAGTTGTTGGTATTGAACCTGCTGTTAATGTACCAACACCACTTATACTAGTGTAAGAACCAGATAATCTAGCACTAGGTAATGTTCCAGAACTAATCTTGGTAGCATCTAGTGATGTAATCCAACTTGGATTTGAGTATGAAGAACTGGTGTTTGCATAATATGTGGTGAGTTTACTTGTCAATCCATCAATAGCAAGTTGAACAGTATTTGCAGTTGAAGAAATATTACTATTAACTGTGAATACTGTTGCATTTGCCCAATTATCATATGTGTATTGACCATATACCTCAGACAAAACCACATCTCCAGCAGTTGCACCACTAGTCAATCTAAATGCACCATTTGAATATTCTGTGTAATCATTTAATGTTTGTCTTATACCATTAATGAAAACTTTTAATTGGTTCAATCCCGGTGTGTATGGGGTATTGGTTGCAACGTTTGCAGAATAAAATAATGTTTGTGCTGCTGGTGCCGTTTGTGTATTACTTGAAATATTAATTAATGTACCAACGGCAGTAGTTGCACCACCACCACCACTAGAACCTAAATAGAATGAACCCGCACCATTCGTAAGAACAGCATAACCTGCTGATCCTGATCCTAATCCTCCTAACAGATTTTGAATCGCACCACTAGTTGTTGCTGATCCAGTACCACCTTGTGTTGTTGCAAGAGGATTGGTTAATGTTAATGAGTTGAATGTTGGTGATGCAGTTGTTCTTAAATCTTGTGATGTATTAACATATAAGGTACTTCCTTGACCGGAAATAATAACACCATTATTACTTGCAAATGTAATATTTCCATTTGTAGGTGTTGCGGTACCTGTTGTGCCTGTGAAACTATTTGCTGCTGCGTTTGCTCTATTGTATGCAGAGTTAGCATACGAACCAGTAATTGTTATATTGGTATTTTGATATGAATTAATACTTGAAATGGTATTAACATTAGCAGTAATTTGACTTTGCAACGAAGTTACATTTGATGATATTTGTGTTTGCAATGATGATACGTTGGCGTCAACATATAACTTCATGTTACTATTTGCAGTAGTAATTACGCTGTTTGCACTTACTGCATTTGCAGCTATTTGTGCATCAGTATATGCATTGGCACTTGTTGCATTATCCGTTACTACATAATTTACATATAACTTCATGTTACTATTTGCAGTAGTAATTACGCTGTTTGCACTTACTGCATTTGCAGCTATTTGTGCATCAGTATATAATTTTGAGTTTGTATTTGCGGTAACAATACTATCATTTAATGTATTTGCTGCTTTAGATGATGCAAGTGTACTTGACGATAATGACGATACTGAGTCACTGATTAAGTTAGCAGTTAAAATTTTTGAATATGTTGTTGCCTGATTTAAATTGTTGACATCATTTAAATCCCAATACTTGCTATCTTCATTCCAACGAATAACTGCATTCGCTGTGTTAGCACCTCTATAATTCTGAAAATATCCATTTATTCCAACAGTGGCACCTGCACTTAATGTAAATGTATCCACATTATAAACTGTCTGACCATTAATAATAAAATTTCCTGCGACACTCAAACCACCAGTACCAATTGCCATGGAATTTGCAGACATATTTGCTAAATTACCATTTAATCTAGTCGTAACAGATAATGTTGGTACACTTATACTTGAATTCGCAGAAACCACATCTGCGTACACATTTCCACTCACATCTACAGCAGTATTTGCTTTTATGATATTTGTATATGATGTACCAACAACAGATAGTGTTGCTGTATTTACCGCAGTATTTGCCTGAGTAACATTTGCATAATTTGTGCCAGTAACACTGGATGTGGCAGTATTGACTACCGAGTTCGCCTGAAGTATATTTGTATATGATGTACCAGAGACACTAGAAGTCGCTGTATTGACTGTGGCATTTGCTTGTAGTCTGTTTGTATATGTTGTCCCCACAATCGACGCTACGGCCGTATTTACTGAATTGTTTGCCTTTACATTTTCGGTATAAACAATTGGTGTTCTTGATGAAGTATTTGCTACCAAAGTATCTGTGATTGTTCTACCAACAACCGAAACTGTTGCTGTATTGACTGCCGTATTTGCTTGAAGAATATGAACTATTCCAGTTGATGTAACATTTAAATCATTACTAATTGTTACACTACCAGAAACATATAATTTATCTGCTAATCTTGTATTACCTGTTACATCTAAAGCACTTTCCAGTGCTGTGTTACCAACAACAGATAGTGTATTACTTAACGTGGTATTGCCCGTAACATACAATGTGTTTTGTAAATTGGTATTACCTGTAATTGTTACATTATTACTGACGGTCAATACGCCTTTGATATTTGCATTATTTGCAACATACAAACTCAAACCTGGTCCTTGTGCAATTAAAAGACCATTGATATTTGCTTGTCCAGAATTAGTTAAACCTAAAGTTGTATTTGTAAAATATACTTGTCTATCTACACTAAGATTATTTTGAACATATGCAGAAGATCCAGTGCCAGCAACTTGAAATGTACCTTGAAATATTGCGCCAGTTAAAACAGATAATCCTGTTGTTGGATCATTTAAGTATAATGTTCCTGTGGGTTTAATGTAGTTATTTGCAGCAAGATCATTATTCTCTTTTACTACCTGATTGGTAGTAGTAACCCAATCACCAAAAGTATTGGCATAACTTAATAAAGTAACGGTATTCGCCATTTTAACCTTTTTCTATTAATTTGAGCATCAATTGTTTGATTTCAGACATTTCGTTTCTGATGCCATCTATCTCTTGTTTCACAGTATTTATCTCATCTTTCTGAGTCTTTAACATGCGAACCTTAGAGTAATACTCATTTCTGGCCGTATCATCTGTATTCATTAATGCCATACTTTGAGTATCTCTTACAAAATTTGAATTAGTAACTTTAACTAGAGACATATTAAATTCCTGTTCCTGAAGGCAATGCTAATGCTCGAATGTCACTTAAAAACGGAACATTCGTATTATCATTTGTTGCCATTACAACTTTAATTGCAAATTGACTGAATATTGTGTATGTTGTTCCATTATTGCTTGTGTATGATATAAAATTGTCTGCTTGACCTGAGCCATATACACCGGGAGCACATTCAAATTCAATTAAATCTGTTCTTGATGTTGAGTATACGGTTTGATTTCCCATTTGTGTCATTAATTGCCAATTACCTTCTTCAAGTTGTTGACTATCATTTCTATTCAATATTTTGTAATAAACAAAAATATTTGTTCCTAATGGTTTATATGCAGTATAGAATACTCTTAAATCGCCAGAATCATTTGCTGGAGTTAAAACAACTTTCTTCGTAAAATATTTCGCAAATGAATTACCACCAGTTGATGATGTTTCTCCATGAATAGTTGCAACTGCCGGTATTGTCGCATTTGGATCATATAAACTAATTGTCGGTGTTGTTATGTAACCAGAACCGGGATATACTGTATATACATCTGTTATTGTTCCGGATGAATTTGCGGTTAATCCAAAAATCGCAGCATCGGATCCAATATCTGGATTACTCACAATAACCTGTGTATTTGCAATATTATATCCTAAACCACCATCACTAATAGAAATTACATTATTTCCTATCCCCATATTGTTGATTACATATTGAATATTATATAAGGTAATACCATCATCAGAAACAATTGGACTGACGTTGGGGTCGTTAGATGATAGAGTTGCATATAGAGTAAACGCTGCGTCTCTATTTTTTAATAAAATTCGTTCTCCCAAACCATCATCCAAATATATGTTATCGGATGTTGGTGTTCCATATTGACCTGGATGAACTGACTGTATGCTATCTAAATTGTTACCGTTCTTTATAACCGCCTGATATGAATAGTCAACGTTTGTTTCTGTTGGCAAATACTGCGTAGTTGATATGTTCAACGCATCCATAACAAGTTCTCTACTATAATTTCCATATAAATTCGATACACTATTTGCATCTAGTCTATGTTGAATATCATCAGTACCTAATTTTCTAAATGGTAAATTTCTAGGCACAACAAATGGAATAGTTGATGACACATTTGTGTTGAACACACATCTATCAATAACAAACATCATTTGTTTTGTCTGATCTGCTGTCCAAGTAATTCCATTTTGTGATTCAAATAATGCACCAACATAAGGTGTACCATTAATTTTTGTAGTATCTGTAGGATTAGCATCTGTGGGTAATGCTTTTGCTGTTGAGGGTTTTGCTATAGCATTTTGTTGAGCAAAATAAACTTGATAATCAGCTGAACTGGAATGCAACATGATTGCATATAAAACGCCAGACTCTACATATACGGGTGCCTCAAACATAAATTCGGTATATGTTGCTGAATCTAAATAATGCGGATTTCTTGATACAACAACCTGACTTGAATTTAACATCACTTTAGAATGATCTAGTGTTACTCCGTTTGGGTACCCATTAAGTGTTCCTAATAATGATAATTGAATAGGAATATCGGTTGCCGGCTTTGAATAGAAGAATATTTTAACCGAACTTAAAAATAAACCATTTGGATAGTTATCTTTATCAATAATAAATGTTTGTGCAATTGGATCAACTTTAAAATATGTTGTGACTGAACTCAGCAAGTGTCTTGGTGTTTGATTTACTTGGGTAAATGTTGTTCCTGATGCATCAACTGACGGTCCAAAATTTAATTTTTGTGATACTGTTGAAAGTCCTGATGCAGTAAATGTTGCCTCACTATATGTAGTTGCTGATGCTGGATCATTCGGTACTGTTCTATTATCTATACGAAATACTCTTTGTCCGGTTTGAAATGTAGCTAGCGGAACATTAAAAATACCAACAAAATTACCAGATTCGTCGGTTGATAATGTAGCTGGTCTTCCAGACGATATTGCTCTAGAAATATTTGTAGCATTTCCGATAATTGAATATTTAGAACTTATCATTCCTTCTTGCTCATTTTGTCCCAAAGAAATACTAACCGGCGTATCTAACTGTGCAAGTTTTGTTGTACCGTCATATGAAACTATGTTTGCAGTATATGTGTACAAACTCGATAATGTTATTGCTGGATTTGCCATTTATTTTCCTAAAATGTTCAATTAATTATTTATTGCTTTTTTTTATACAAAGAATTCCATGTTTTCTCTGCATACTCTTTACTCACAAATAGTCCAGTTATCATCATTGCGGTTAACCAAGGTATGCTATTTGGTATAGACCATTTATTATATTTTTTACCCATCAGCATATTGGTACCATTACTAAATGACCATTGTACATATTTTGATAGTATATTATTTTGTCTCATCATAGGAATAAGAATATTTGATCCTATAATATGATAACCTCTATGAAAACGTTCGCCTATCCAACTTTTATCTAATTTATTGGTCGCCCATGCATTAATTCTTGCATATTTCATAAGCGACATATTTCCACTATTAGTCATTGCAGTTGCAACGACACAGCAACTACTTTTCTTTTTTGGTGGAACATACGTTGCACCATAAGTGAAACTATAAATGTACTTTGATGTAATATTGATAGTTGTTCCTGTGTAATACTCATTATTTGCAGATGCATTTGAGTCTAACTGTACAGCAGTCACACCTTCAAACCATGCGCCACCTAAAGGCATCACTAATTCCGTTTTAACATTTGATCGGGTTAATCCTGGTGGATTTAATGATGTCCACACAATATTACCTTTTGAATTTGCAACCGTTACTGCAACTGCTGCACCACCAGAACTATTAGTTGCTGAAATCGATAGGTTGGCTGTTCCTTCCGGAAGAGATACTGTGTTTGTTGTTGTTGTTGTCCAACTTGAAACATTTACTATAGGTCTTCCGTTCGCCTTTATGACAGCGCCAGTATGTGCGGATGATGTAAATGTATACGTATCTGCTGGTATATTTTCTATAATAAATGATGCATTGTATGTTGATGAATTATTTGGTGTACCCCAAACACCATATTGATTTAAGAACGAACAATATGTACTGTATGTTGGAGTCTTGTACATTGATTGAGCAACAGTATTTCCTGATATTGTAAAACTACCACCCGCGGCAGTAATATTTCCAGACCTACTCAATGAAATAATTGCATCGTTTAAAGTTTTACCACTTGCTGCTTTTGAATCAGAAGCATAATTAATATAATTACCATTTGAATCAAAGTGTGCATTTCTCAATGTAGTAGTTGCAACTGTTGCGGGTAAACCAATAAACGTTCCCATATACAATCTTACTTTTGTCGATTGGCCTGTTACTTTTGGATATGTGTATACTGAAGTAACTCTACCAATAGGATAAAATGTATCATTGTCAGCAAGATAGAAACCAACAACATCATTCGTTAAAAATTTACCAGAAACATCAGTCAACTCAATAGTATTTGGTGTAGTAATATATGCACTCACATCTTGACCATCAAACCATGCACTTACTGGTGTATTAACTAAAAGTCCTTTAGAACTAACAATTATTTGCTGTGGTCTAATATAAGGTAATACTGCAACATTTGTCAAATACCCATTGTTTGAAGCATATGTTGATGATACTGGACTATATCCTTCAGTAGTAGATTGATTTTGAATTTGCGAACCATATGTTGATGTAGTCGATGCAACTACTCTACCAGTTCTAACAGATGATGTTGAGGTTGATGTTGTTCCAGGAATAGTTTGAAAATCACCACTATTTGTTAGGTTAACACCAGCACTTTGTTGAAAAACTTGCATCGCAGGATCGGTAATCAGAATTGCAGGTGCATTTGTATTATCCACCCAGTTATCCATAGGTGGATTTAATGTACCAATACCTTCTTGAATTGTAACATTGAATGGATTAACACTGACTGTATTACTTGCAAGTTGTTGTGTTACAACATTGGCAGTGGTATATGGTAATGTAAAAATATTAGTTTGTGTTCCTGCGATGCTTTTAACACTATATCCTGTTGTATTTGCTAGTGTTCCTAATGTGCTAAGAACTGTTGGGTTTTGCAATTGAAAATTATTAACAATTGTTGTCGGCGATAGTTGTTTCGTTCGTGTATTAATATTTGCAAAATAATCTGGATTAAATGTATCGGCAGTAGAATAAGATGAGAAATCATCAACAAGAATACCATTTTTAAAACGGTTTAACCCATTGACATCTGATACTTGTAATGCGGATGCTCTCTGTTCAAGCATATTCAATGATGTATAATATTCAAGATTATTTAACTGCGTTTGTAAATCAGTTATATCACTTTTTGCCCAACGTTTATGCAGAATTTTATTAATTGATAAATTTGATATTACTCCAGGTGGTCCTTCACCGGGAACATATGCGGTATATGGATCAAGACTCAACTCTGCAAGAACTAACGACCCGTCTGGTTCTTTGGGTAAAAGTGGATTTGTCGAAGGTGTGCCATTAATAATCTTAAATGATTGATCTTTGGTTAAGATTAATTTGTCTTTTCTTCCAAGATAATATGAATAATTGTGTGTGAATTGACTCAGATTAGAAGGAATTAAAATACCAGTATCATCTACACTTGGTGTGCCTGTTGTTTCAAACGTGTAGGATGTTACTGCATTTTTTCTTGATGGTCTAAAATCTAAACTATCCTCAAGATTATATAATGTGCCATGACTACTTGTATATGAAGGAATTGTTGCAATTGTTGGTTCTGGTGAACTAGACAATGGTGCAAGATATGACATAACACTAAAATATCCATCACCGCCTGTGTGCGAATAGTAATCAAACACAATCAAAATATTACCAACAGGCATAGGTGCACCAGGAATCAATTGAATTGATGCATGATCATACATATTGTCCCGTTGACCATTATCCAATCTAAAAGATGTTGTTACATCATAGGTTGAATTTAACATCATTGATGCTGTTGGTATTGCAGTTGGACTTCTTGTGTCAATAATTTTTTTAATTTTCTTTACGTCAGCAACATACAACGACATTTTATTTGTACTCAATGCTGCATTTTTAATATAGACTTGACCGTCTGCCGTATCAACATATGTATTTGTTCTAATTACTGTACCAGAAGTATGTGCAATAGGATCTGTTGTATTGCCAGAAACTAAATTTTTAATTTTTAATACATGACCACTTGTTTGATAATCTGCATTTGCAACAGAAACATTTGTAATAATATCAACAATTTTACCATTATATTCAGTAGAAGTAAATGTTACAGTTGAACTATTCGCAGCAACCGTAACAGTATTCCCTGTTGTGCATAAATCTAAAACTTTACCTGTAGCATGATCAATAACCGTATAATTCTGTTTAATGGTATCACTATGTAACGTACCTGTTCCTAAGAACTTTAAGGGTGTGCCTGATGGTATGCTGATTGTTATTGTTGGTGTACCACTGGAGTTTGTAAATGTTTTTGAACGAAATACTTTTGTTGAACTATAATTAGAATCAGTAATTGATGCAACATATGGATATCCAATCTTAAACAACATTTCTGGATAACCTGCATTTCCTAATATTGTATCGTTTGTTACAATATTTCTGAGTTTACTTTGTGCATTAATATTTGCAGAAGCAAGAACTGCATAAGTGCTGTTTGCTTTTGCTATTGAATCTATTGTTCCTATCGTAAATGCAAGACTAAATGCACTTGTTGAATCGGGAACAACACTGAACGGTTGATCTACTGTAGCAACTCTTGTGCTACCATTATATGATACAATTTTTCTAGAGTCACCGACACTCGTTCCGGCAGTAATTGTAATTGTTGCTCCATAGTATGCATTCGCTGAACGAGAAAATTTATGATTTGTATTATTAAATGTGATTGTATTTGTTGTTCCCGATGCAGCATTACCTGTCAGTGTATTTGTAACAATATCACAAACATATGCTTTATAGACATAATAATCTGTATCTGCATCACCAGACATATTGTAATCAAAATTTAGATTTCTAATATAACCAGTGCCAACTAATGTTGATGTGTAATTTTTTACATTAGATGATACAATATCAGATGCCGAAACACAATGAAAATCAACTGTTGGCATTGTGGTAACATCGAACGTGCCAGTTACGGTATCAACATAAAAATATGAACCATAATCAATATATACACCATTATTATCAATTGCTGTTGTTGTTTGGGCTCTATCACTTGTTAATGTTATGCTTGCTTGATTCTCAATTCTATAACCATGAACATATGCAACACCTTTACTAACACTTAAATCATATTTTGATGTATACAGTGTGTTTGCGGATGGCGTTAGTCTAAATTCATCAACAACATAGTCACCATTTGTTTCATAATCACGTTTTGCAAAATAATCATCAATTACAGCATAAACTGTTCCATTTACCTGTTTGATTACATTACCTTGATCTATTCTAACTAATTCAATAAATGCATCATCGTTACCCACTGTCAGAGGGAATGTAATTAATGATAAAATAATTTGGTATCTGTCTGCACCAGGTGCTTGGTAATTTGATGCGCCGATTGCTGGATCTAATAATGAAGGATCATTAATATAATCTGCAATTGTTTCGGTTATTGATAATCCAACACGATATGATGGTGTGTTACTATATTTGTCAAGAATAATAGTTTGTGGTTGGACAGATACAAAATTACCAATAGAATATTTTGTATAACTTCCGTCTTGATTTTGTACTGAAGATTGTGAATATCCATTGACAACATAAAAAACACCATCAGAAATCGATGCAACGGATGATTTTCCTGTTGATGGTGCATTTGCTATTGAAATTGCAACTGTGGCACCAATATTGGTACCATCTGTAGGAACTAAAACATCACCATCAGAAAAATGTACACCTGATAGATACGAAAGAATTAGTGTTGGTGGATCTCCAGCCACAACAGAAGTACCAGTGCCTTCTGCGGTTGCGATAACTTTTGCTAAAATTGTTCCTGTAGAATCAGCAATTACTTTATTAAGAAAATCTTGTGCGACAACATTCTGACCGTTATACTGTGTATTCAGTTGTACATAATATGCATTAAGATTTACAGTTACCTTACCACCAGTTACTGGTGTATTTTGTTTAAAAATATTATCCGCAAATTTAGAAATTTGATCTTGTAATATTGTTTGAGCCTGTGTTAATTCTCTTGCTTGAACAGCATATCCTGGTTTAAACAAAATTCTATGAAAATTTTTACTTGGGTCAAAATCATCATAGTACGGATCAACATTAAAATTCTTCATTTTATTCCTTTAGTATTGTAATACAATTTTTACTTGTTCTATGCCGTCTGCACTTCTTTGAATGCCTGATCGATTTTCAATATATGATAAATATCCAGACAATACTTGAAAATCTGGTAAACTTACTGATAACAAAGTTCGAGTTGTCTTAGATGTATTTCCGTATACTGGAGCATTAGTTATATACGTTCCTGTAGTATTTATTAACTTGATTACATTTGTTGTTTGATTGAAACTCAAAACTGTTCCAATAAAACATGCATTGTTTATGTCTACTGGTGCACCTATTGGTACCTGAAATACTAGTGCATCACTAACATATATTCCAAATCCAGATGATACTACAAAATCCATTGTTGTTTTATATATTACTCCTTCTGCTGGATTTGCCGTGTCTGTTGCTTCAACATAGGTACTCAATGCAACAGGATTAATTACTAATCCTAATTGTCTATATTCCATATCTGTTGGAATGAGTCCACCTTCTGAACCGTTGAATTCAGTAACAAACATAACTTTTGAGCAACCAAGTTCTGACACCGCATCAAATCCATGACCACCTATTGGTGATGTAGGCGCATACAATACTGCACCACTACCGTTATCTGATACGATAGTCGCTGTTGCAGTAGTATAATTCATCCCTGGGTTTGTGACAATAATATTGCTTATTGCTCCATTGGCAACTTCTGCTGTTGCTGATGCACCAATTCCATCTCCAGTAATTACTACAGAGACAACATTTGTTACTGGATCATAATCACTGCCATTCTCTAGTACGTTAATTACATCAATACTTCCATATCCACATTTAATTTTTGAAGTTGGATTGGTTTGCAGTCCGTTTGGTGTATATGCCCCAACTGGAACAGGCATATAATTTGCATCCATAAAATTTTGTTTTGATGCTAAATCTACGGTATAGATATATTTCCATTTATATCCATCATCAGCACCAGTAAAGATATTATTTGTTCCATATGTTCCGGGTTGAAAAAATGGCTCGTTTACTGACGTTGTATTATAACTGTTCCAAAGACATTTAAAAACTTGATCGTACCTATTTTTTACATAAAATTTATAAATTAATTTACCATTGGAATCTGTCTGAAACAGATCAATGTCATCTTGATAATAATCATACACTGTGCCTGTTGTCCAGTCTATTCTTTCTGCAACTGGAGATATATTATTAGCTCGTACTCTTTTTGCTACAAACATGTTCTTGAACACATTTTTTATGTATTTCTGATCCTGTTGTGGTACCGGAGGATCGTTTTCATTGAACCAAGGATGAACTTTTGACAAAAAACAATATGTTGTACCAATTACTTGATTAATTGGTGCAGGCAGAGTTGCAATAGGTGAGAAGTAAACGTGTTCTACTTCTGCTACTTTTCCTGCATATGTAAAGAGAGATTGATTTGCCATAACTTATCTATTGATTGGTTGCGAATATTTTAACATTTGTTGTATTTGCCGTTCTATTAACAGACATTACCGAATTTGCATCTGCTGTTAAGTTTGAACTCAAGAATAGTAATCCTGCATCATAATCAACACCAGATACTGTCTTTTGTGTATTATTAGCAACTAGAATTATATCTCCAGCAAAAACAATATCATGTAATGGATACGCAGTATTACTGTAATTTCCATTGTTTATGATATCATATGATCCTGTCAGTGATGTTATATTTATGACGTTAGAACCAGAGTTTCCTGTAACATAAGCAACATTAGCAAAAGTTAACCATACATTATCTTTAATAATTATGGTGTTCGATGTTGCATCAACTGAAATGACTTGAGAGTATACATTTGGTCCAGTTTCAGAATTTAATTCAATCCAATTATTAGAATTTATAAATGCTGCAATATTTGTTGTTGGTTTAAGATTATGCAAAGTAATTATATTATTACTTTGATTTGTAAAATCTGCTTGCATTGTTGCATATGAACCTACTGCATCAACGTAATATGCTAACGTGTGACCTCTTGTCATTGTATTTGTCACATATGGCGTAACATTAGCAGAAGATTTAACAGCATATCTACCAATAACATGTGTTCCTGTTGGGTGCAACAAGTTTAGTAATGGTTCTCTGTATTTTGCAATTTCTTTTTCTACTGTCAATTTATATGTGTAATTATTATATTCTTGATTTTGCAAAACATCAAAAGAACTGGGTTGTCCCGTTGTATCTAGGTATTGACCTTGACCAATTGTTAAGCCATTTAAAAATTTTGCAGCTGCTTTTGCTGTTCCATCACCGTAAGTTTTTAAACCATCTAAATTATAACCAACAGTATTTGCATATGGATACGAAGATGTGTTCATCACAACACCAGAATTTGTATTCAGAGTTAATGATGTATTTGGTGTTGATGTATAATTATATACTCTAAGATTATATAAACTCTTTCTAGGATCATCATCAGGAACAAGTAACGTGACTGATGCAACATTTGCATGATAGCTTGAGGTATTATATGATGTGCCTTGATACACAATGTCATCTTTTTGTGGTAATAAACTAATACTCAAATTAGAAACTACCATATCTTGAATTCTTAACGATACGTTTGGTGCAGCAACATAATCTTCACCAAAATCTGATACATTAATTGTGGTAATAGCACCAACACGATCTGTTTGAACTGAGAATGTTGCACCCGCACCCAAGATTCCGCGAACTGCTATAGACGCACCATATGCTTGTGCATTTGCAGAAACAACACTCAATCTTGGTAAATTATCTATTTTGTATCCAAACCCACCTAATGGATAATCAACAATATCTCCATCATAAACATAATCGACTTGAGTTATGGTACCATTTGATGAGACATTTGTTACATTTGCAAATGCACCTGTTCCCGAACCGCCAGAGATAATGATTTTATCATTTGCAACATAGCCCAAACCACCATTTTGAATAATCATTGGTGCAAGAATACCTAATGCTGCTAAATTATTTTCTGGTGGAAATCCTGCGAGGCGAGAAATATTATTTGAAAATAAAGATCGAGCAGTAACAACTGGAATATCAAAAATTCCTCCACCACCATTTTGTACAATAACCGAAGAAATTGGATATGTTGTATATGATAAAAATTCAAATGCATCAGACAATTTTGTATTTGCATTTGCGGTCATGTTGTTTGAAAAGAATGAATATTGTGTATTACCAATTGTTGTATATACAGATAAAGCAATAGTATCACTTGGAAGAAAAGTTACATTTGCTGGCTTCGTTGTATCCACACTACCAACAGTCAGTATTGCTCCAGGCGCATTTGTCACATCAATAACTGTATTTGGTGCTTCGGTGTACCCATACCCACCAGTAGCAACAAGAACACGTTGAATAGAACCAGAGGTTACTGAACCAATCAATGCGGTCGCACCATAACCTGTAATTGAATTTAATCCACCATAAAAAACAACAGGATCACCAACACGATAAAGTGTTCCTCTATTTTTTGGATCAATATTTACTGAACTAATTTGACCAACAAGTTTTGCTCTTAGTATTTCTGCGCCTGGTGTATCTGGTTGAACTATTTTTCCATCTAAAAAATAAACAGATTGATTATTATTATCAACAATACGAACCGTTTCACCTGACTGAAACAGACGTTCAATATTGGAAATGAATATTTCTGTTTTTGTTCCAGCAACAACTGAATTTTCGATTGTTGCAATTGATTTTGATGTTTCACCAAATATTCTAAGATTGTTTGTTTTTAAAAAATTTCTATCTTCCGTGGCAAGTTTTAAACTTTTAGGTAAGTACCATTTACCTGAAGATGCCCTAAGAACGGCATCTTTTGTATAGAAAATATCAACATCTGAATTATAAAATGCTCTAAAAAGAAACTTATATGAATTTGGTGTTCCTTTTGTTTTATATAATTCTTTTGCTATCTTTAATACTTTTCGTTTGTCTGCGGCAATCTTAGTTGGAAAATAAGGCAGTAGATCATTATAAAAATATTGTAGAAATTCATTTGATGTATTATCAATATCTTGATAATTTAAAAGATTCTTTGATCTGTCATAGATGTTGTCATTCTGCTCCGTCCACTCATAATATTTTTGCAAAAATTCTACAAATTTAGAGTATGAAGGATTATCCCGAATAAATTCAGGAAGTTGATACTTGACAAGTAACGATGTTTTTTGACTAGTTTCTATCATTTATTAGTTTTTGCTATGAGACTGACTGTAATTGCTGTTGGATCATAAGGATCAACTGTAATTATTCTATTATATGATGATGAAATAATAGATGATGTTGGCGTGACTGTCACTGCAAGTTGACCTAAATCATTATCGACGTTAATTGGATTAAATCCATTTAAAGTTACAAGTCCAGTCTGATAATCTACTGTTCCGATATTAGAATTATATATTGTCTTGACATTTTTTGTATTATTATAATATGTTCTTAGTGTACCATATCTACCGGCAAGATTCACTGTTAATGATGCTAATTTACCTGTTGTATCTCCAGGGTGTGGTGTGACTGTTGCAATCGCACTTGTATATCCATCACCTGGTGTATCGATAACAATACTATAAATTGAACCAGCAACGATGACTGCATGTGCTGTTGCTCCTGTACCATCACCTAATATTGTTATTGTTGGTGCATATTGATATCCAAATCCTGGATTCAAAATCGACAAAGACTCAACTCCATGCGTTGAAGATGGGACTTCTTCGATATAAATTTGATCGATTATGAGTGTTGGAGTTAAAGGATCTCTAAATTGTAATCCTGGCGAACTACTTATACCACTTAATAATATTCCTTTTTCTAGTGGAGTATTATAATACAAATTATATGTAGTTGGTCCTGTCAAATTTGGAAAAAACTTCTTCTGCAAATTTATTTTAAATTCACTCGTAATGACTGACTGGTCATAATTTTGAATTGTAGTTAATAATTCATACGAATTAAATGTTGAATTGAATGTATTTAATGTATTTGCTGCAAAATTCTGAACAGAATTTTTTATTCCATTTTCTAATTGTGCCGCAGTTAAATTAGTTTTTGTTGGATCATAATAAGCAGTTATATTTAATTTAATATAGATATAGTCGGGATCAACAATCGTTGGTGTTACCGTAAGAATGCTAACAGGTTTAATAACTTCAGAAATAATTCGTTGTTTTTGCGTTTCTGTAAATACATACGCACCTGCAGGTTTCATTGATATAAAGACTTGGCCATACACTGGTGGATCATTTTGTTCTCCACCCCATACATTAACAGAATCAAAAGAGAAACCTAAATTATTTTGTTGAATTGCAGTAATATAATCATTTTTACTGACTGCACGATTTTGTGCAGAATACGCTTTTGGTGCTTGAAACTTAATCGAATCGATTGATTCTCTGTCTGAACCAGATGTTGCCGAAGTCAAAGAGTTGACTACCGCAGTACCACCTAGTGATGTTGTAAGAGTGAAATTATTTGCACCAGCGGCCGCCATACCTTTTGTCACGATATACGATACTGATACTTTGCTACCATCTTCTAATTGTTTACCCAAAACTCCGTCGCCAAAATATATTTGATATTTACCATTTATTCCTTCTTGTAGAAAATATACTTTAGATTCACCATTCAATGTCAGATAGTCATTAGATAGATTATATACATCATATTCACTATTTGAAGAATTGGGGTATACCTCAACTTCCAGTGTAGTTGTATCCACATTCATATCTTGTAAATCAAACATTGCTTTTAAATTTGATGTCTGATTATAAGTAAAACTATACGTTACAGGAATACCTTGTTTGATTGTTAGGTTACTGAATGTTGCTGTATTGGCAACAACATTAACTGTCTGATTGTCAATACTTACGAAAGGATAATTTTTTCCATCAATATTTTCAGAAATAAATGTTGAATATTTTGGTAATGTTAATGAATTTGTGCTGAGTCCTGTTACTACCACATCTACTGTTGCAGTCGGTGTAATCACTGATCTTGGTATATAATTCAATTCTTTTGCGTGAGAAACTACAGATTCTCTTTGTGTTGCACTATCTAAGAACATCTCATTTGCCACCATATTCAGATAGTATGCATTATATTGAGTATTGTATGCTAAAACATCAAGAAGTACATTTAGACCAGAACCTGTAAAATTATAGTCCTTGAATGTGTCCTGACTTTTTAGAAAGCTTGTAAGACTTGCTTTGATATTATTGAAATCTAATTCCGAAATCTGCAAATTATTGTTGGCCGTTGCCATTATCTAGACCTCTCTAAAAGAAAACCCACCACTGTAGGTTGCGTATTATTTCCTATGTAAAACGTTAAATTTACATAATATCCGTTTTTGTCGTAGTCGGGTGTCACTTTAACAGTCGTAGATGATACTCTAGGTTCTTCATTTTCTAATGTTGTTTTTATCTCCAATTCAAGCGTATTTGCTATAGAAGGAGACAGATTCTCAAACAACATTAATTGAACAGCAGAACCAATATCAGGTTGAAATAGTCTCTCAAACCGATTAGTCAATAAAATGTTTCTAACAGAACGAATTACTGCTTGTTCGTCATAACTCAAGGCCACATCATTGGTCCCAGGAACACGGGTAAACGTTAAATCGATGTCTGAGTATATTTTTGTTAAGTTTGCCATATGTTATTTATGCTGCATTTGTAATGACATTTGCCTTCAATTTGTCTGTTCCAATCAGATTTTTAATCAAATATTCTTGAGTGTTGCTCAAACTTGAAAACTGATTCAAAAAAGAACTGTCTTTGCTAACTGAACCTGCTGATTGATAAAAATACCAATCACCATTTATTCTGTCATATACCATTGTACTCAATCCATTCAATGCTACATTAATACTATTGCACATTTCTGCTGAAATATTGCAACTAACACCTGATGGAAAAAATGTTTGAATTAACCCATTTGCAATATCTGTATTGGCCTGTTGAAATTGAACCACATTTGCAGTGAGTTCACCACCAATGAATAAACTAGTCATACAACCTAACATGCCAATTGCATTGGATACACCATCTGTTGTATTTAGGATCATAGTCGTTTGAGTTCCTAAACCTTTTATCGTATCATAAACTGGAGAAAGTTGTGACCCCACATTTGCTGAATATCCAGAAACATTATTTGTATGTGACCAAAATGCCTGTAATAGTTTTATTCTTTTCTCTGCACCGAGACCCGTAAGATTATATTGCAAATTTCCACTATCATTGGTAAAAACTGCTCCGTTTGCTGTATTTGCTAAACTATTCAACGTATCGATCAAATCAGAAGTCACATTAGCAACAGGATTCTTAAAGTAATCACGCCTATTCAGTGGACCGTTAGCCAATGCAACTTTTTGCCATTCTGAAATTGGACTGCTAGTTGTAATTTGATTCAATACATTAACACTTTGGTCAGACAAATTAATTGCATCACCAAACTTAGTGCTATCAAAATTATAATGAAACCTGTCAAATGTATTTGTTGCCATCATTTATTCCCTATAATATACATTAAATTGTAAAACCTATCGGTGCTGGTCCTGTACCTACATCAGGTATATCGTTTCCATATCCACGATTGCTATGAATATTAAATATTGTTCTAAATTGAGACAAGAATCCACCCATATCACTGGTCATTATAGTTTTCATCAAACCTACATTACCTATACCAGCAATAATTTGTGGTGCTTGTACTAATGATGAAGCAGTTAGAACGCCAGTAGGAATATATTGTCCTGGTGTCGAGAATCCAATATTTGCACCACCTAGTGTTTCTAAACCACCAATAGCATAGCATTTGTAACCAGCAGTCAAGTTTGTTGCTGCATTAATTGCTGATGCACTAGTAATCGAACCGCTTACATTTAAGTCGCCTTTTACCTGAACTGTTCCTGATGCTGACAGACGAATATCTCCACCAAGTAAACTACTTTGATTTCCTGCTGAAATTGCTATTGTTCCCGCACAAGACATATCGACGTTTTTTTCTGCATGGATTTTAGTTTGTCCGTTGATATTTGCAATTAAATTTCTATCAATTTGCGAAAAACAGTCACCATACACATGTAATTTAGAATCACCATTAACCGTAATATTGCATACACCAATAACATTAACGTTATGGTCATTAACAACTACTGTAAAATTATTTCCAGTAACAATTGTTTCCATTGATCCATCAGGCATCATTCGTAAATATGTTGCTGCGTTTGTCGTTGGTCCTGAATCCGATAGTTGTAACTGTTGTATTTTTCCATGTTGCAATCGTACTGTTTCGTTTCCTGGTGTATCGTCCATCATCAGAAAATGACCAGATTCCGTTTGTGTAACATTTACATATGGATATGATCCTGGTTTTTGTTCTGAGGTTAACCAAACACTACCGATAGGTAATTGATTTGCCATACTATATCCTTAAATAATGTTTACGTTCACTATAGGTTTTGGTGGATTATTTTTAATATTTTTTATCGCACTAATAAGTGCATTTGAACCTGCACTTATACTTTGTGGAATAGTATTAAAATTATTGACAATTTCATTTGCCCCATTAATTACCTGTTGTGTTGCGGATTCTGCTAATGCAAGATTACTTTGTAAATCTCTAACCTGTTGTAATACACCACCACTATCTATTGTGCTATTCGATGTCAATGCATACGACAATGAATTTACTAATGCATCTAAACATTCTTTTAACGCATCTGCAAGTAATGCTGGTAGTGATTTGATGAAAGTAATTAGACCATTAATATATCTTTCTGCGGCAATTAAAAGCGCTGCTGCTTCTATGTATTGTGTCAAAAAGAAATTGATATCTTTTAATACATCTACAATATATTTGGCGGCCGCTTTAATTTGACTAAGAACGGGCGATAATGCATCAGATACTAATGCATCTTCGATTGCTTTTCTTATTTTACCAATTATTTCTTGCATCGCA